TTCGGTGTTGAGTTTGGCCTGTGCGTTGGCCTGTTTCAGCACGCCATCCACTAGGTCAACTTTGAATATTTTTGCGATCTTGTCCAGTATTGGTTTCACAACAACCAATCTTATTATACCACCTATAAGTTCTCGTAATATTGCTTGACCAATTTCTCCTAATGCCTCTTTCAATGACTTGCTTCCCATTATCACATCAGTCAATGCCGATTCCGTGGTCTTTGCGAATGCCTGCATAGATCCGATCAAGGTTCCGATCGCGATGTTGTTGAGGCTGTATTCTTCTAACATATTGCCTAGGGCTATTTCGTATTGTGAAGCCTCTTTCTTGGCCTCCTTGGTTGCTTTGTTTGACTTGACGAAGGTACGCGACATTATCGCGTTTTCCCTGTTGACCCTGCCGGCCTCGTCCGCCGCTTCTTTCAAATGTTCTGCTAAGGGTTTACCTGTGTCTCCAGAATCTAATTCTTCTTTGTAATCACCTAGTGCATCGGTCATACCGAGGGTTGATCTTGTGATATCATCAATGCTTGGACCTAAATCATCACCAAACACCGCCGCGGCCTGTTTGGCTGGATCTATGATTTTACCTAATGAACCCCTGGCGTAATTGATGTGGAATCCATATCTGTCCCAACCTTCGGCGTTTTCCTCCAAGGTCATGTCTAGGTTCTTGGTTGCCTCACGGGTTTCTTCGGTCCATTCTATCAGTTTCTCTCCACCCTTGACCACACTGCCCAATGCTATTACGAGTCCCTGGAACAGTTTGACCACACCCTTGAGCACAGTTCCACCCAATCTACCCAGTGCGGCTATCAACTCCTTGTTGTCTTCAACGAAGGTTGTGATATCTGCAATGACGTCTTTGAGTGCCGGTGAAAGGCCTTGGCCAAACTCGTTGGCCGAATTCTTCAGTGCAATGTCTAGGTTTGAGAACTGTGTAGATAAGTTATCAACAACCTTGGCCGTGGCACCACCGAATTCTTTCTCGATACCCCTGGCAAATGCTTCCGTGATTTTAGCGGCGCCTTCCGCGGTCTTACCAAACTTTGCTATATCTTGTCTAGTGATTCCCAGTTCTTGATTAATGATCCGTAAAGCAGGTACACCTCTGTCTTCCAACCTTTGGATTTCTTCCAAACCCAAACCACCTTGTACCGTCCTGGAAAATAAGGCTGTGACTGCTTCCAGTGATCCAACTTGGTCTGTCGTGATCGCCGCGGTGTCAGTGAATGTGGTTAGTATTTTCTCACTGGGTGTTATGCCAGCGGCCGTTAATTTGATGTATGTATTTGTTAAATCTTCTACTGAAAACTGTGTCTTTGTGGCGAACTTGGTGACGAAGTCGAATGCCTCCGCACCCGCCTGGGCCGATCCAGTTACAGAAGCAAGTGAGTCATTTAAGTCCTCGAATCTGGCGGTGGTATCAATTACGCTCTTGATCACCCTCGTGGCGAACACAGCCGCCAAGGCGATACCAGCACCTTTCAGTGCCGTGCTGAGTTTGAAACTGCTGGCCTGTAGCCTCGTTATGTCACGGTTGATCTTGCCCAACGCCTGTTGGTTCTTGATCTGTATGTCTAACAACAGTTTTTCTGTCTTGGCCACTATCTCGTCCTCCTAGCGGGCATTGTTTGTTTGCCCATTGTTTTCTTTGACTCGTTGTGTTCATGCAACAAGTAACCGGCCCAGAGATCTATCTCCAGCGTTGACATCTGTAACACCTGTTCGACTGACATCTTCAGTCGATCCGCCAGTAGCATCACAAAACGCAACTCAACACTGGAACCTATTCCTTTGCGATAGATTCCTGTGAAGCAGTTATTTTTGCATTGTTGATTGCTGAAGCCACCTTGATCACTACCTGTGGGTCTGCCTCGTTCATCAACTTGATCCTGTCAGCATCGTGGAAAAGCCTCTTGCCATCCTTGTCCCTGGCTTTCGTCACTATGCTTTCTACGAGTGCCTCTACCGTCTTTCCTTCTGTCTGAAGTTGCAGTATCTTGCTCTCGTCTTTGAGTGGGTACGTGGTCCTGTAGTATATGTCACAGTCCCATTCCTCACACTTGTATTTGTGCATATCACCACCAATGCTCTGCTGGTAGTGTTTGCTAATCTTGTCTGTTATTGTCATCTATATCTCCTGATTGGTTGTTTTATGTTCTCGATCGCAGGTCCCACAACACCCTTCGGTGCCTGCTTACTACGACCTCTTTCCAGTGCGCCGGCGTATGGTTGTGGATTGGTCAATCTGTATTTCATTCCCGATCCTGACTTACGCCAACTCCTCTTGAACAGTCCAGATCGCACTGGTGATCTGTCCCTCACGTCATCTAGAACGGCGTCAGTGACGCCCTCGGCCGCGGCCTCGATTATGACCTTGACCTTACGCTTCATGCTGTCGCCGTTAAAGATAACTCTTGTCATTATAGGTTGGTTACTGTAACCGCTCCTGTAATTTGTCCTGACACTTCCGCAGTCACGGCACCATCATTGGCCGCCGACACTTCAAATGAAGTAACGATCATTTCGCCTGAAAGTTTCTGACCCGTTGTCTCACCTGATGGATACAGTTCGATTGAAGCCGCCGCTGATCCCGGTGCTGTCTGTAGTGCCGCCTGGGCCGCGTCGCCGTCAACGAAGTATAAGCTCATTGATGTCGTCGCGTTGGTTAAACCTGGAACGTATGTCCTAGCGGTCGTCCCCATTGCTGTTGTTTCGATGACATCACCTGTGTTTGTTAGTGTGAATGATATGACTGATGCGATAGTAGTAGCGGAGCCACCAACATCGAACTTGGCCACACCTGATGTGCCTGCGTATGCAGTTGTATTGTTTGCCATTAGTTGTCCTCCTTAATGGATTTTATGACCTCCGCCTCTGCCTTGGTTATACGCATAGTGGCTCTCGGTCTTGTTGTTGTTTTAGTCTTGATAATGTTTTTGCTGATCACCTTCTTGCTGGCGATCACAGGTTTTTTAAAAAACACCCAACCTGATCTCAACTTCTCCTGGACCTGCTGATCCGGGACCAATTGTGAATTCCCTTGTTCGTCGTACATCTCTCTCATTATGGATTACCCCTCTTGTACATGTATTCAACCTCAACGGTCACTATGACCTGTCCTATTGGTGGATTACGTTCTATGACTTCAACATTGGTAACACGTGTCTCCACGTAGTGTGTTGCGTCCTTGTCTGTGGTTAGATTCCTACCCCTTGATCCCTCAAGTGTCTGTTCGATCACCTCGATCAGTTGATTGCGTTTGGTGTCAAGTTCATTGCCACGCACGAAACATCTCAGTTCAACCTGTAGTATGCCCTGTCGCTCTGACAGTGATACGTCAGTCCTCTCCTCGTTGCCGGTCACTACCAGTATCGCTGGATACTGTGTTATGGCCAGTTTCTCGAAGTCAAAGAACTCCCTTGTGACCGTGCCAGGCGCTGGGTCTGACATGTTGATCAGTTGTTCCCTGATGTCTTCCGCTATGGTCTCTCTCGCACTCATCGTTATCTAACGAGTCGATTGAAGTGTGTAGCCTGTTTCTCTGAATTTTCTATGGTACCACTTGAATCGTAATCGTATTCCACTCCATCTTTCAATATCTCTTGGAATTCTGTTGCAAACTTCTCTCTGTAGTGCGCCATCTTCTCCCTGAACACATCTCCATCTGGAGAGAATGTTGAAAGACGAGGCATCACGAACTCCGCCAGTGTGTAGTACACAGCAGCCCTTGTGAATTGGCTGTAGGTCAACAGGTTGTTGTCCATCTCTGTGTATGTGCCTGTTGTTATGTCGTATCTTCCATAGGTAGCTCTGGGCCACCACTCTGATCTCAATTTCCTCAAGATGTCTGTGGTTGTTTTGACGTGTAGGTCTGCGAATGATTGTATACCGAAGTTTTGGATGTCCGGCTCGTATTCAAGTAGGTCTGAGTCTGTGCTCATGTTGGCCATTTGAGTCCTCCTGTAATGGTTCTGTCCAGTCCTTCTGGACGCAGTTATTTATTGCGTTGTGATCTTGATATTAATAACACATAAAAGAAAAGGGCCCGAAGGCCCTTTCCTATAAACCGAGGTCTAGTCTCCTAAGATTAGTCTACTAAACTTTCTGATTTGATTCTGCAACCGTATTGCTCTTTGATGATAGAGTTACCTCTAGCCGTAGTAGCAACGTACTCCGTGCTTCTCAATGAAGCATCGTATTGCTCTCTTACAACGATTGGTCTCTTAACAACGTGTGCCATCGCCATTGGTGAGAATACACCACCAATTGAATCGTTAGCAGAGTCAACGTCTACCGCAGTAGTCATGAACAACTTAACGTTGTAGATCCTACCTAGGTAAGCAGATGAAGATAATAAAGAATTACCCGCGTTTGATAAAGCAGTCGCTCCACCTGATTGGTAACCAGATGCAGTTAAAACTTTAGCAACATTGTGGATAGCCGCTGGAGCGAACACACCAAAGTAATCTCCGTCAGCATCAGTTGGAGCGTTTTGGGCTCTTAACTTGTATACTGCCTGTAAGATTAAATCTGGAGTAAGGTCTGCGCCACCTGTTCCTAATCTGTTTGTTGTGAAAGAATCGAACTGATCGAAAACGTCAGCGTCAACTTTCTCACCAATTGCCGCGCCAAGTATCTGACCCACTGATTGAGCAACGTTGTCAGTTGAACTCTCTCTTAAAAGGTCAGTAAGGTCAGCTCTAACACCAATCTCTGATGCTGTAACTGTAACTGACGCTGGGTTAACACTTGTCTGTGCCGTGATGTCTGTGCCTTCAGTAAGACCTGAAGCAGACACTGTTGGGTATACAGGGATCTGTGCTGTTAAGCCAGGTGTTCCTGTCATGTCATACACTGTAACCAAGTTAGCGGCGATTGATCTCTCTGCGGCAGTGAACTGTGCAGATTGAAGAATGTTCGATAACAAAGCACCGTGCGTACTTGTAGTATTGATAGCCATTGTGCTATTCTCCTTTGTTGTTTAATTTAGAAGAACTTTGCTCGGGGTGATTGCTTGGCAACC